TTACCTTTGCGACCCACACAGGAACAGGTTACGGTTGAGAGCAACGATCAGGCGGAAGAGGAAGTGGAAGGCGAATCCGCTGAATTGGATGAGATCTTCACACATTTCAAAATGCAGTCAGAAGATCAGCTTTTTCGGAGGAAGACCTCGGGAGAAATCTCGGGGGACGATACAACAATGGGCGAATCCAAGAAGCAGAAGAAGAACGTGAAAACGGCCAAGATGTTGACAGCAGGTCAAATAACCGAACTGTTGAGACGACGCCGTATTATCCCACCGAGGAAATACCAAAGTACTCGGACTTCTGCCAACACCGGACCTACGGATTCCGACCAGGAAGATCAGGCTGGGAATTCAAGGACACCCCAATCCCCCCCCAAGAAAAAGCCCCAATCGCAAAATGCCCAAAGTACGTCGCAGACTTGTTTGAAGGACACGAAGACTTCGGATCCCCCCCAAAACCCTGTGACCCAGAAAGCCTCGAAAGAAGCTTTGACGCCCACTGGCGAATCCATCTTGCCGCCAGAGATGACACCAAAGCAATCGATCAAGAGTCTGTCAACCGAGCAATCGAAAGACTTAAGCAGCTTTCTGCTAACTCAACCAGGGAAGAGCGTAAAGATCCGAGAATGAGCGAAGTTTATCAGAACTTCCAGGTGTTTAGAAAATGGCTTTCGACTAAGTTTAATGGAAAACGTATCTTAGACCCTACCTCCAGTCCGGGTCACCCCTGGGTGCGCCGCGGCGCCATAAACGCCGTTGCTTTCGACTATGATCCAGCATTTGGTTATACGTCTGAGGCAGTCATAGATCTCTGGCGCGCATTCAAGGGCAGAATTGATGAACTTTATGATCATCCGTTCATTGACCCACTGTTCCCTTTCATTAAACAGGAACCTCACAAGAAGACTAAGATTAAAGACAATCGTTTCAGAATAATCAGTGGCGTCGGAGCAACCGACCAGTTAGTTGCCGAGTTGCTTTTCCGCGACATGTTGACCGACTTCGAAACCAAGATGTTAGACACTGGTGTCCCCATTGGGTGGGCACCAGAAGCCGACGCAGGTATCCCTTTCTTTCATTTTATAATGAGAGGATTGGATATTTGCGCCGACAAATCAGCTTGGGATTGGACCGTTCAGCCTTGGCTAGCGCAAGCTATGACCGAGGTACTTGTCGCGTGGAGCAGCTATGACTCTACCGTAGTGAGAAATCACTGTCTCGCCGTATTAGGCCCCAAAATCTGGGCCAACAAGCATTTCCGGTTTGAGACGAAAGAACCAGGAATTATGGTTTCGGGTTGGAAATTGACAATATTTTTCAACTCGTTTAGCCAATTATTCCTGCATCACTACTGCGGTGGTAAGGGTCGTTTAGTGGCAATGGGTGATGACTCAATTCAATCAGAGGAACCCCAAGCTTACTGGGA